ATAATGAGCGCTATCGCCTGCTGAATCAGGATAATATGTAATAAATTGATTTTTACCAGCACCACTTTGTTTTGCTTCCGGTCTATCTTTATCTGAATCAATTTGTTTCAATTTAAGATTTCTAAATGCGCCGTCTCTTGTATTACCAGATCCTAATGTGGGCTCATAGTATGAATCATCAAATGTTGGTGAATTTGGATGTGACGCGATAGACAGATTTCCGTAATGTCTACGGAATGAACTGACAGGGAAGTTTTGATATATTGACAATATACGAGTGAGATCGATATATTCAATATTTGTATCTGCATCTTCATCATCTGGAAGTCTGCCAATAGCTTCTGCCAACATTGGCGGGAACGTATAAGCTGAAACACCTTCCAAAGTAATTGGGGGTGGCGGCTCTTCAATTGAAAGAGGCATAGTCAATATATTAGAGTTTGTAGAAGGAATTTCTAAAACAACTTGACCACCTAAGAAGAATCCGGCCGCATGAACAAACTTTGTATAAAGTGTTCTCCAAGTATTCAACGGAATAGCAGATTTAATTAAGACCGAAAAGATTTGATATAAAGCACCGTCTTGAATGAAGTGTAGTGATTCTGTACCAATTTGCGATGCCGGATCATCAACAATAAAAATATTATTTTTTGGATATTCAATATCGATATCAACACCAAAGAATGCTCTAAAAAATCCTTCTGCAGAATATCTTGTACCTTTTACTCTGTAAAAATTTGCAAAGTTACGAAGAACTTCTCTTGGTTCATTAAAGTAAGTAGCATTCGCGCCGTCTGCAATAGTAGCAAATATAAGTTCTAAGTTATCTAAATCTGTACTCTCTAAATCATAAAGAGTCATCATATCTTGAATTGAATTAACCGTATCATCATATTCAAGATATTCAAAATAACCTTCTAAAAACGCAATCAGATTTGGATAATCCTCAGTAAAATACTGAGGAAGTACTTGAGCTACTTTAAATGTACGTAGATTCGGATCTAAGCGAAGATTATCCGGTTTATGTGCCATGTATTAAGATCCGCTGGATGGTGTTATATTTGGTGCTAATGAAGGACTAATAACAACACCTTGAGTTGCACCTGTGGTAATATAGCTAACTGTTGGCTGTTGTTCTGCAGCAGAATAAACTTCAGAGGTAACGCCGGTACCTCCTGATAATGTAACAATAGATTGTTGTCTATCAACTGATCCAGTTGCAAATGATGGACCTTCATCAATATCAAGAATATAACTACGTAATGGACGAACCGTAGATTCGTTTGCAGGTTTAATCGAAACTTTAAGATAATTTACACCGGCAGTAATACTAGTAGGTAAAAATCCAGTAATAGTTACAGTACCATCTAAAGAATTAAATGAGCCTATATTATCAACTTCTATTTCTCCAATCGAATTCACAATTTGCAACTTTGTATTATTCAAAGCATTTTTAATAGAACAAACTTTACCGTCGTAAATAAATGTAGAAGTCGTTACAGTATGATCTATTTGGTTAGGCGCGCCTATTTCAACTGGGAAATAAATTTTATAAGATGTTCTCACTGTAAGATCAGGTACAAATCTTTGTTGAAGTTTAACATTTACTCGAGAGTTTAGAATTGCAGGACTTAATTCATCAATTACCGATAAGAGTTCTGATCTTCTAAATACACCATCAAATCTTTTTAAGTTATTATTTACATACGTTTTAATTGTCTCAAATACGTTTGACTCTGTAGCTTTAATCGTTTGACCTGTAAGATTTGGATCAAAGTTAAAAGTTAAAACTAATTCTAAATACGTAGTAGTAGGATCTTTAAAATCTGTATCAATTGAAAGAATCGATAGATTATTACTAATTTGCTGTACGATTTGGTTTTTCACTGCAGTTTGCTGATCAGCAGTAGTACCGTCTTCAAATACTAATGACATAAAAACTTTTCCATAATCAGGAGGAACGTTATCTTCTCCGCCCCAAGCAATAGCATCTGTTACTGTCGCAAAATTACTTTGAATAATCGCACGATAATCATCCGCGGTCACAAGTCTCTGTTGTGCAGCAAATGCAATAGGAGCATTTTGTCGAATAGATTCTGTAGTTTGACGAGGACCACCAACACCTGCAGAATTTACAGTCGTAACATTGAGAGTATATCCTCGGTTATTTACAACTACTGTTGTTTGTGGTGTAAAGGCAGAAGCTCCATTCGCAGCTCCTCCAACACACGAAAGATATGAAACAACAATTTTTTCACCAGCAATCGGAGCTCTACCAAATGAAATACCATCACCAAAGTTTAATTCATAAAACCCATTTGGAGCTTCTGATATTTGATAATAACGAGAAGTCGAAGCAACAGTAACCGCAGTATTAATAGGAGTATAAGTTACAAAGTTATCACTTGCTGCAGTATCATATACTCGAATAGACGCTGTAGTCGTATCAATTGTCTGATCTTGAATAACATATAATTGACGTTCACCTACTTCACCAACAAGAAATGTTTTCTGTTTAATATCGCCTTCATATATTGTGATTGTAGTTCCACCTGCCTGATTTAAAAAGGCATATACACCTTCTCCATTATCAGTAGCTACATAATCTTCTAATGTCGAAAAAGTGTAAGTTACATCTTCGACGGTCGTAGTAAATTGAGTACCTGCTGGAAGAATAAGACTTGACGGTCTATTTGTAACTCCGGCCAAATTTACGTTTAAATTTACTTCTGCTCTCGAAGCAGTACGAGAACGAGGAGTATATCCTAGTGTTGCTGCATGTGATACAACAGAAGATCTTAATTGTGCCGTAGAAAGAAATGCTTCATTCAGAGCAAAGTTTGCGGTCAAAGCATTAAAGTGGGTATTATAAGCAAGAACATCTAAAATATTATTTAACCCAGATCCTTCAAAATCATAGTCAGCAAATTCTGATTGCTGGGCAAAATATGTTTTTAGACTATTCTTAATCGTATTAAAATCTAATTGTGTCGACGATACGGATGTAGCCATGTTATCTCAACCTTGATAATGTTGTGTCTAAAGTAACTTGTTCTCCGGTATTTTTTATTCCGAATCGAACTGTTACATGTAGTTCATTTCTGTCTATGTTTGGTTTTACAGAAACGGTATCTAATATTGCTCTAGGCTCAAAAGAACGAATCGCTAATGAAACTGCGGTTTCTACTTCTACTTGAGTTATGTCATCCATATTTTCAAATAATATATTTCCTAGACCTCCTGAAAAATCAGGATTAAATGGCTTTTCTAATTTACCGGTTAATAAGATATTTTTAACTGACTGTTTAATAGCAGCCAGATCTTGTTTTTTAAAAATATCTCCTGTAGCTTTTGCTGTAAAAGAAAGATCAACGTCAGAAAATTTTCTTACTCTAGCAGTAGTAAGACTTGACGAAAGATTTCCATCTTCAACAGCAAAATTTCTTGTAGTAGCCATACTTTTTCCTAAAATTTTAACTATTTATATAGTTACGGGAGGATTTCTACAAGTTCTCCACTAGTTTGGAGATTACCATTATATCTTGTTTCTAATTCTTTTTTAAATTTTGCGCTATAGTTTGCATCAACAACCGGCATCTGTAATATTACATGACATTCAAGAGATCCATCTGGATTAAACGTATCATAATCTAATATAATTTTATCATATAATAAAGAATCTTTCCAATATACAGCCATGTCAAACATCTTGGCATGATCAGGCCGACCGTTCATATCTAATAGCTGATAAACAACTACTTGGCCTTTTGTTGCTAAATCATTCAATCCACCAGAAACAAGCGATTCATTTGCGCCTTTAATATAAAGACCTTCAACAACAATTAATCGATGATCTCTGAATTTACCTTCATTCTCATTAATAGTATTCATAGCATATGCTTGTAGATACAGTTGTCTTGCGAGCTGTAATCTTTCAGCCTCGCTTGTAATATGGTTAAGTGTAGTAACCTCTCCTGCACCGCCTAAAAATTTTCCTATTGTAACACCACGAGCAAGTTTAGTGCCAGAATAAATTCTTGAAGCGTTATTTGGATTATAGATCGGATCTGGAATAATAGATTTAAATCCAGGTTTTGGTGTAAAGAATAAATTATAATTGTAAAAATTAAAATCTTCGGCCATTAAACACCTCCATTACCACCAGGACCTGCAGGTCCAACGATATTACTATTTTCAGTTGGTGTAGGTTTATTGTCTGCAACTCGACCGATCTTTGGAGGATTCGGTGAAGAATATGCCGGATTTAATTTACCTTCTGCAACTTGTGTCGCCGTAAAATCTGTATTGTTTAGATTGTTATTATCTCTTAACTTAGAACGTACTTCACCCGATGTAAGTTGTTTATTTGTAACTCCACCAGTATCAGTAGCTCGATTAATCATGCGACTTAATTCACCGCCTTCATCTACTTTTACTGTTTGAATACCATATGCCGATTTTTGATATGAACTTGCCATTGCAGCATTTGGTATTGCTGTAGCTTTTATATCATCATTAAGCGGCTCAGTATTAATTTCTTGAATATTAGTAGTATATCCAAAGCTTGCTCCTGGATGTGGAACAAATCCTCCAGAAGAAGCACTATGTAAACCCGCTTCGTTTGAGCTTAACGCTTTATCTGCAGTACCGTCTAAATCTCCATGGAATGTTGGAGCAGTCATACTATTTGTTGCTGTTATATCTCCTTCAACATCGATACGTACGGCACGTATTGTATCAACATTAATTGTACCAGCCCCGCCTTCTCCATCTCCGGCCCATAGCGTATGACCAAGATGTAAGTTATAAAGATACCCGACAATGTTCTCACCACCAAATGTACCCTGATCGCCAAAGACCGATAGGTTTGTGGCATGAATATTTGTATCTGGCGATGTCATATTCTGACGAACTTGTGATGTAATACGCTGAGCGCCTGAAGCAAAGACACCCATCTCACCATCAGCATTTAATTGATAATTACCTTTAATTGCTGCAGTATATCCACCAAGGACAGTATCAACTTGTGATTCTGAAACAGTATTAGACTGATGCCCTTTGACAGTTGTAGATTGATTTAATCCTACCGTGGTTCTATTTGCACCACCAATATCAGCCAAT